CTACTGCTGTTTTACCATTAATCGTTGTAACATTTACTATGTTTGGTGCTGCCATTTTTTATTCTCCTATACTCCTTTTAACCGAAAACTATCGCTGCCGCAATAGCTTTTCCCATTGATATACCACTAACTTCTGCAAAAGACAATTGTCCTACAGCTGTTGTACCAGATCCTGAAATACTGTCTACCTTTAAAAATGTGCCTGCAGTAACATTTCCAGTAGGAAATTTAAGTTCATAGCTCTGTGCAGCACTATGCGCAGGTGAAGTAAGTTTAATTCCGTGGCTGTTAGATTCACAATTAAGTTGAATTGAACCTGGGTTTGTTGCACCAAGAACTTCGACTAAACCAGTTCCTTTAGGTCCAACTTTTAAATTTATATTAGAATCACCACCAGTTGCTTGAATAGATGGTGCATTTCCTGTTGCAGCGTTAGTTATATCTAATTGGTTTACTGCAGATGAAGTTGTTTGAAATACTATTTGTTCATTTCCATTCTCATCATTAATTCCATGTGCATCGTCAAAAGCTATATTAAACGAGTTAGTGTCTAGATCTCCGCCCAATTGTGGAGATGTGTCTGAAACTATACTACTTAAACCTAAAGCTACTTCTTTAATAATAGGATTAGTGCCATCACTCGCACTTGCAAAAACTACTTTATCTCCTTTGTCTGTAGCAGAAAAAGTAACACTTGCTCCAGAACCTGACACGTATTTAAACTGTACTGTATAAGCACCTGAAGTTGAATTTCTTAGAAAATAAAATTGTTGAACATCTAAAGGTATTGTTACAACTTGATTACCAGTTATAGAACCAGTAAACTCAATCATTCTATGAGATAGAGTTGCACCAGTTGATCCATCTGAAACAGATAAAGTTGTAGTTTGTGCACCACCTGCTATTGATTGCTCTGTAAATCCACCAGATATTTGTTCTATAATTTGTAAATTAGTATTAGTTTTTGTTCCCCATGTACCAGCGTTTTCACCAGTTGCTTGAAGCTCTACTCCTAAAGGTGTGTATGTTGATGCCATAAATTTTTATCTCCTATGCAGCGTCACTATAACTTGTATTTGATCCAGTTGCAACATCCGAATATGTATCATTCGAACCTGTCGAAACAGCACTATATGATGTATTTGAACCAGTGTCAACATCACCATAAGCAAAGATATCTACTGTTCCTATATTAAATGTTGCTGATAAACCTGTTAATCCAACCTGCATATCAACAACAGTAAGTGATCCAACACTAGCACTAGATGATACTCCAGTTAATCCTATAGTTAAATCATTAGGATCCAAAGCTCCAACACTAGCTGTAGCAGATTGACCTGTTGGTTGCGCTACTGCACCACCTAATCCAACAAGAGAACCCTCTTGTGCTTCCATTGATAAACCACTTATTATGGCAGTAGCATTTGGTAAAGTTACAGACCCTAAACTTGATGTTACTAACTGTCCAGATAATGTGACTTCTTGTTCTGATATTCCTGCTGCTGTTCCTTGTGCTGATGTTATAGAAAATCCTGAAGGCTGAACAGTATCGTTTGGTGCAAATGCAGTTCCTTGAGAAGCGGTAATTCCTTGACCAGTTAAACCAACTGTTAAGTCATCAACACCAGGAGCACCTATAGCTGAAGTTATAGATTGACCTGTTAATCCAACTAACATGTCGGTTGGTGAAATAGCACCAACAGAAAAAGTTGCAGATACACCAGAAAGACTAAATGCAAAATCGGGTAAACTTATTGAACCAACAGAAGGTGTAATTGATTGACCTGTTAAAGTTAAAATTACATCAGGTATATCAACTGAACCAACACTAGCTGTTATAGAAAGACCCGATGGTTGAGCAACAGCATCGGATAATTGACCCCATTCGTCTTCACCCCAAGACTTTGCACCCCAACCTGTTTTTAAAGTTGTGGCGTCGCCCCAATTAGCCTGATCCCAGGTTAACCGGCCCCATCCTGATGAAACGTCGGGCATGGTGACCCTCCTATGCTAATCTGATGATTGCGTTACTTGCGTCTGCTGCTGGAAATTCTATTTTAAAAGTTCCGTTACTTGCTGTTTTGTCTCCACCGAATGCGATGATAGCAACAGCGTCTGTAGTTGATGATCCACCATTTGTTGTAGTGTTATAAATCATTGCTCCGTTTGCAGTAAAAGATGCAGAAGAATAAGTTACGTCTGCAAAGTCAACGAAAGCTGTTGTTGATGAAAGAGAAACACCGTTGTTTGTAAGTGTAGCCCCACCTGCAGTGTATGCAGATCCAGATGTATTTGATATTTCGTTTGATGTTGAATAATCAGTTGTAGCTGCACCTAAAGATGCAGAACTTGTAAAAAGAGCAATCTTAAAAGTGTGTCCACCAGAAGATTCAAAACTGTGTTTACCTTGTAAAAGCTCTTGTTTAAAGCTTGAACATATTGCTGATGATATTGCCATAATTTAATCTCCTACGGGTTTGCTGAGGTAACTGGTATTCTAACTGCTCCGTCTGTGTAGTCGTCTCTTCGTCTTCTACCAACTTGCTCATTAGCAAACTTCTGTACCTCTTGTTTATATTTATTCTCGTACAATGTCAACATGTCTATCGGGCCTTTTAAAAATCCATATGCTTCGGATAAACAACAATATAATAGTCCATTTGGAAAATTAAGACTAATATAATTAGTGTCATTATTCTCTAAAAGATCCGGCATTTTATTAAAATGAACTCTAAATCTATATGTAGTATTTGGAGTAGGTGCTACAAATATTCTACCTGATGTAGTATCAGACTCACCAGTGGCACCACCAAATGCAGCATAATATTTAGGTTGACCTTGTGCAGCTGATGTCCCTGTTATATCTTGATACTCTTGCAAGTAAGACATATCTTTTTTTTCTAACCATCTGTTAGCTCCTGTAATAGCTGATCCATTTGTATCATAAACTTGTATACCTCTAATAAACAAAGCTCCTGCTGGAGCGTTGATTGATTCTTGTCCAGCAACAAAATTACCTAATTGTTGTTTTCTATCAGCATCAATAGGCACATCTCTAAAAATTCTATATTGTGCATTTAATATAATATTTTCACAAACAGCATCTGTTAAAACATTAGAATCTGTTTCTGTGTAACTTCTTATTTGAGTTATTAGTCCTGAGGCACTTAATCCAGCCATTATTTAACTATCTCCAAACAATTAAAACAACTTTTTGTAAAAGAACTGTGTTTCCAACAATGTTGTTTTTTTAAAATTCTATACCAAAAAATTTTTATTTTATTTATCATCCTTCAATTGTTATGGGTCCAACGGAACAACCATAACCTCCTCCTTTTATACCACCAGTTGTAGCAGTATCTGAATTAACTGTAAAGAAGAAGAAATTTGAAATTAAAAAATCAGTTGTACCTCTTCCTGGGTTTCCGTCTCCTGTATCAGGAATATATTTTCCTGTTGTAACAGCATATCCTGAACCTTGTCCTATTTGTGCACCTGTTATTCCATCAAAATTAGGAATTGTTGCATAAGCAAAAACTGGATTACCAGCTGCTCCACCAACTGGATTATATGGAGTGCCTGTACCTGGTGATAGTGTAGGCGGTCCTCTAAACAAATATGTTGTGCCATTTGTTAAACCGTGTCCTGGTGCAAAAACATTTATTATTCCAGAACCTGCTGCATATGTTTCAAAACCATTTTCTGGTATCATGACAGTTGTAACGGGTTCTGTTCTATCACTTCTTACATTTCTTAATGCAATACCATCTGCAGAAAGAGGTTTTGGTTCTAATTGTGGTTGTTTTGGTTCAAACTCAGAAATATGTACAAACGCACCATTCCATTCTCTAACCATTTCTCTATATGGAAACTCCATACCTGATCTATCTGAAATTGCTTTTGCACGTTTTCCTGTTGCGTAATTTGCCATTATGTTCCTGGGTAATAAGCTTTTGGTGTAATATATGTACTAGAAGCTGAACCATCTTCTGCAAGAGCTCTCTGTAATTCATCTTCATAATACAATTTCATTTGTTGAACTAATTGTGGTTGATATTTTTGTGCAAGATAAAAAGCTAAACCTGCAACCATGCAAGGTACAAATCTAAATGGTACATCTGTTGCATTCGTGTAATCTCCTGCATCTTGAATTCTTTTTATGTAATAGAAATGCATATCTTTAGAGGCATTTGTAGAATCAGGTGTTGGATAAACACTAATACTAACATGATCAATAAATCTTTGTACCCAATATTGATTAGGTGTTCCTTTTGAA